TTAAGGTAATACCAGGGGATTGAAGTGCAGCTCCTTCTTTAAAGATATTTCTTCCAAATCTTTTCATCTCTTCTTGAATGATAGTTTGGAGCTGGTTCAACTCTCTTGCTTGAAGAGCGGTTCTCCCCTTAAAGAGAATTTTATGATATCCCTTATCGGGATCATAATCGTCTCTATAGACATCTGATTCTATATTTTTGGTATGTTTAATAGCCATTATACGCACTCATCCAGTCTAATTATTATTTTTATGTCTTCTGTTTGCTCTGGAACTCTGAAAATCGGAGCTCTATTTTCAATATATAAAATTTCGCCAGTAAATGGATTAACATTTGGTAGAACAGATGCTGGGGTAGAAAGTATACCATCACCAAAATTTGCTAGTTCGGTGATACGTTCGCCGTCGTCGAAAGATTTCCAGCCTGTAACAGAATTCTGATGATACCATATGTTAGCACTGTCTGCATAATCGACCCAAGCTCTCGCTCCACTGGTAGACCCTACAATAATTTCATCAGTAGTAAAAGGTACGGTTTCTGTAGCAAGAGAAAGAGAACGCAAGGTTCTTCCTGTTAATGCACCGAAAGGTATACCAAGATTAGAATCGACCATTGGATTTTTAATAATTCCAATTTGCCTAAAATCCTGACCAGTCAAGAAATCGGGCTCTTCTCCGTCTATCCGTACACTCAACATAGCATCTGTTGCTGTTAAATCATTTCTTGCATCTGCTCCAAATCCCAACGAAGGTGAAAGCACTCCCCTAACAGAAGCAGTACTTCCGGTAGGATCGTTAACTGACACATTTGCACCATATAATCCGTATAGGTAATCTAAAGTAGTTGGATTAAGCGGATCTGGAGCATATTCAATTTTTAAGATTCTTCCGGCAGAGTCTAACCAAAAATCCACTTTGTCTGGATACAAAGTGCCATTAACATTTAAAACCGGATTAGAATAACCTATCCCACCACTGTCAACAACAAAAGAAGATATCATTCCAGGTTTTGCAGCATTCTGAATATTCCATTGCATTATCTCAATTCCAGTAGAATTAGAATCAACGGAATATTGTTTTTTAACAGGCATCCAGTTTTTTGTCATAAAAAGAGTTGCATCTAGAGCACTTATAGTAAATAAGAATTTCCAGACATATCCATCAGACAATTCGAAAGGATCTAAATTGACAAATGTTGGCATCTCTGTAGAAGGCGCGCCGATGCCTTGATCATCTTTACCTTGTCTTAAACAAATATACACTGCATTGTTATTGTTAATAACATAGTGCGGGTGAGTATAATCGATCAATTCTTTCGTATCATCAAAAGAATCGTAAATTGTATTCTTTTTCCATTCATATCTCGGAACAACCATACTTCCAGCAACTAATCTATGAATGGCTTGGCAAGCATTTCTAAATTTATACTCTTCTGTAAGAATATCTGTAATTGAACTTGCGGAATCGGATATATTAGACCATGGCTCAGATCTTCCAAGACCTACATAAAAAGTGTGATCTGGATTGTCCAGATTGTCTAAAAGACTGTGCATAAAGTCTCTTTTAAGATTATGAGTTATAACAGATAATGCCATGTTTTTAACCTATTAGATTATAGTACCCTTCAGATACGTTAGATTTCTATTCATAATGTCTTGAATTACAATATTTCTAATATTCCTATTATCTGGATATACGAAGTTATTTATATCGAATACAGCAAGGCTATCATATTTAATCCAGTCATAGATTGTATTGTATTTATGTGCAAATACAAGAGCTACATCTAAAGGACTTGAAGAAGTGTTGAATAAATCTAAACTGATATCTCCATTTGAATTGATTACATCGTCTATTCTAACTACGGGGAATAGAGAGTCTAAAGTGAAGTCAGCGTAATTACCACTAAAACTATCTCTCCCAGCAATAAAGCAGTGCGTAGAATCTTTATCAAGTCCTGAAATCCTTATTTCATTTCCGACTTGATAGTCACCCTTTAAATATACTCTTGTTAAATATTTTTTGGAATCGTTTCTTAAAACTTTTCCGGAATCAAGATCCCATAATGATTTTAAATCGATTGTAAAATTATTGGTTGAATTAGCAGGAGCGGTTAATTCCACGATTCCGACTCTATTTGGATCTGCTTCATAAATGGAGAAATTGGCTAAAGAATCAAATATTGCTAAATTTCTAGGGAATATAGAATCTTCGCTCCCAAGTGTTTTCATTGGGTCTATAGCAGCAATATGAACTTCTCTAGAATCGTGATATCCTGCATCCATAGCAGATTTTGCACTGTGCCCTGCAGTTTCTAGGACTATATCGTATCCCGAATCTGAATCACCAACGTTCTTCATTCTTAAATTGATAAACCAGTTCTTACCGGTGTATCTAGAAACATTTTCGTAATCGTGTAAAAATTCTACACAATCTCCGTCAGTAATACCTTGTAATGATCTTCCGTCAAAAACGACAATATCACTATTACCAATGTCCGATTTAATGATCGGGATAGTTTGATCCAAAGTCCTTAAAGGATATGAATCAGATATTTTTAAAGCGGTATCAATAATATTTGAATCTGTGAACGTCGATAACTGTAAAACTTTTTCAGATGTATAGTTTACTTCTGCACCGATATAAAATCCAGCTGGATGAACAAATCTTTTATAAAGCTCTTCGTATTCTTTGAATCCAATAGGGGTTCTAATAAGTAAAGAAAGGACTTGATATAGTTTTCCGTTTTGTAAAACTTTAACCGCGTTTATAGACGGGAACAATAAAGAGTTTGGATCATTTAATTGAAATATTAAATCTTTAGGATAAAAAACTTCCACTTCAGTATTATAAAACATTCTGAAAAATTGTTCTAACGATCTCTTGGAACCCTTTGATCTAAAGAAGTCCGCAAGACCTCTCAAAACTTCTCTAGGATTTAAGAACAGATCTTTTGAAACGTTCATACCGAGTTCATAAAATAGATTATTGAGATAACGTAAATCGGTTGACCCGATATCCGTAATCTGGTAAATGTCCTTTAAAGCTTCACCAAATTCCCCGTCACTATCCATTGATTGGTAGTAATATTCTAAAAAGTTTACTAGTATAGGATAATCAGTGGTAAAGTACGCAGGTAGTACTTCCCTTACTGAATCAGGTCTAATAGTGGGGAATATTCTATTTTCAGTCATCTATTATAAATTCACTAATGTTACTGGTAAATTTCTAATTGGTTTTATAAAGAGTGCTTGAGTATCTACTTTTAGAACATAATTTCTTAAAGGAGTTACTACGCTCTGATCTAGCGGTATTGAAGTAAACTCCAAATAAGAATTCCCGGATAAAATAGTACTAGGTTCAAATCCAATTAGTCTAATTCGTCCTAATTTGTATTCATAATATCCTACATTATCAAGAAGAACCTGACCTCTGGGACTGACGATTTGTAAGACATTAGATCCTAATTGATTTTGTATAAGAGCATCTGTAACCCCAGAAATACCGTAAGTGAATCCTGAAGATTTTACGATTGGTTCATCTTTATCGGGGGGTGAAAGCCTCACAGGGAAGTAGATATCGTAATTTCTCTTTACACCTAGAGCGGGGGTAAATCTTTGGGAAAGACGAACATCTATTCTAGAAGATACTATCGCTTGATCTAATGAATCAATTCCGGCCAATAAATTAGATCTTCTAAATTCTTCTGAGAATCTATTTAGTTTGTTATCAAAATAATTTATAATATAACCGTGCACCAGATTTTGAAGCGTGCTTGGCGATTGGGTAGTAAGAGTAGGATCGAAGTTAAAATTACCTGTTAAAATCATATACGTCTCAACCGGGCTAACAAATTGATTCGTTATTGACATGATTGAAAGTTGATCTGTAAAATTAGACGCTATCGAAGCTTCGACATTTTGCATCGTTTGAAGAGAGGTGTTAGGAAGATATTGGAGACTAATATAGACCTTTCCGTAATCTACTGGAACATTATCCTCTCCACCCCAAACAGCTACGTCACTTACGACTGGATAATTTTGAAGTATCATAGATTTGTAATCTAGTGCTGTAACCAATCTTTTCTGGGTTGCAAATTGCAGCGGTGCTAATTTTCTAATCGATTCGATAGACTCACGATTTGCACCTGATGAAGACACGGTTTGAGAAGTTATATTTACTTGAATAGTTTGTCCGTTTATAGTAATAACATCCGATGGAGTAAATCCTATACATCCATTTCCTTCTTCCCCTGAGGTAGAAAGATATGTCACAACGATTTTATTTCCTGCATCAGGAGTTTTTCCAAACGTAATTCCATCCCCGAAATTAAGTTCATAGAACCCATTGGGGGCTTCTTTGATATCATAGAATAAAGAATCTTTTGATAAAAGGATTTCTTTTTCTACTGATGAATATTTTTGATAATTACTGCTAGTAGGTGATTCATACACTTTTACATCAGCTGTGCCTACATCCATATCTTCATCTGGTATAACGAATAATGGATCCTCGGATACTCTATCAAGAATAAAAGTTTTAGTAGTTACATCCCCTTCATAAACTTTAATAGAAGAGTTCCCGTCATCGTCCTTAAATACATATAAGCCTGACCCATTATCCTCTGCATAGTAATTTTGAAGTGTAACGAAATGATAAAGGTTATCATCATTAGAAGCAGAAAATCTAAATCCCTGAGGTAACGTTACTCTTAATGGACGAACAGGAAGAGAAGCTAAATTTATATTTACAGAAAGAGTGGCTGTGGAAGAAATTTTGGACCTTGGTCTGTAACCTAGTTTTTCGGAATGAGAGACCGCAGAAGAACGAAGTTGCGCAGTGTTCAAAAAAGATTCATTAATTGCAAAATTGGCTATTAAACCGTTGAAATGCGTATTATATGCTAGTACATCAAGAATATTGTTTATTCCGGAAGCTTCGAAATCATAATCTCTGAATTCGTTAGTTGACGCTAGATACGTCTTTAATTTATTTTTTATTGCTAAGAAATCTAGCGAAACTGATGTAATATTAGTAGGCATTATCTTAACCTCGAGATTTCTGTTTCTATTGTAACTATTTCACCGGTGTTTATAACCTGAAATGTTAGACGAACATCTAATAAATTTGAATAATCCGTAAATTCAGAAGTTACATCTATTACCCTTATTCTCGGTTCGTAAACTTCTACCGCTCTCTGGATTTCCTCTTTAATATCTGACGTAATAAATTCACTAGCTAATTCAAATAAAAGTGATCTAATATTTGTTCCAAAAAAAGGAGCGAACGGTTTTTCATATCTAGAGGTAAGGATAAGATTTTTCACCGCTTGTTTAACAGCTGATACATCAGTCTTTGTAAAAATATCACCATTCTTTTTTCTAACAAAAGAAAGATCAACGTCAGAATACTTTTTCTGACCTGTTGCGGAGATCTTTGTAGATCCCTGGAGAAATCTGTCTTCTATTGATAAACTTCTGATAGCCATGAGAATTTTTCCGTTTACATATATTTATAAGATTTATGATAGGATTTCTAAAAGATCTGAATTACTTTGTACTCTCCCGTTGTACACGGTCTCTATCGATTTATTAAAACTTGCTTGGTAAGTTTCTGGGATTTGTGGCATTGTTATACCGATCTGAGCATGGGTTTTACCTGAAGGATCAAAGGTATCATAGTAAAGACTAATTTTTTCATAATTAGAGTTGTCCTTTAAATAAGAAGCAAAGTCAAAGGTTTTTTCGTATGAGAGAGAACCATTATTTGCGTCGTATACTTCGTAAACCACGAATCGCCCAGATCTAGCCAATCCCTTCGGACTGTTATCGTCTATCTTTTCCTTTTCATAAGGCTTATATAAACCTTCAGAAACCACTAAATTATATCCGTTAAATTCTTGGAGAGAGTAGAAAATGTTAATAACGTCTGCTTGCGGGACTAGGTTTCTAGCAATTTGTTTTCTTTCCTCCACACTTTTTGTGTGGTCTAAATTATAAGAATCACCTAGTGCAGAAACGAATTTTGAGATTGGAACAGACTTGGCAAGTTTAGTTTGTAGAGTAATATCACTTTGAAGCTGGGGATTATATTGAGGGTCTGGGATAACGGTTTTATAAACGTTTCTAGAAGAAGACTCTCTTGGCAAATATCTTTTGTTCGCTACGGATAGCTGATCGGTTCCCAACGTTACTACCCCTGTTCTTGCTGTCTGCTGTTGGTTTCTAACCCTACCGACAGAGGAAGGAGCAGCAGCAGCAAAGTTAGGAGATAAAGTACCCCGAGATATTTGATTCTGTATAAATTTAGAATTGTTTAGATTATTTGAATTTTTAAGTTTCGATCTTACTTCAGAAGTAGTAAGAGGTTTATCACTTACGTCTCCATTCTTTACCGCTTGATTAATTGTATTGAAAAGAGAATTATCCCGATCGATTCTTACTTCTTTTATGCCCTTTTCGTCTTCCTTTAGATAAGAATCTAAAATGTCGTCATCCGGCTTTGCAACAGTTCCAGCTGCTAACGGGTCTGCTGGGTTGTGGTCGACCGAAGGAACACTACCGCCCCATCCTGGACCTCTTGCTGCTGTCCCGGCTCTTTCTGCTCCTTTTGCAGTTCCATTTAGGTTACCATGAAAAACCCTTGCTTTCATAGTCTGAGATGCTTGTACTGTTTCCGAGTGTAGGGTTTTCTCTACATAACTATTTTGAGAAAACATTGTAATGTTTTTCCCACCGACTGTTCCTTCGTCACCGAAGACAGAAAGATTATTTCCGGCCACATTAACATCGAGAGAAGAGATGTCTATCCCTACCTCTGAAGTAAACGATGTTCTTTTACTACTTGCATAGGTAGATTCTCCGTCAATTAGATTACGATATGTCCCTTTTACAAAATTACCGAAATCTTTTAAATAAGTATTCGTAACCTTATCCAACACAGTACTTGATTTCGTTTTGAAGATAATTTCCCCAAAAGCCCCCATAATTTTTTTTCTATAAGATCCTAGAACTGTTAGAATTTTATTACCAGACACCTTTACATTATAATCACCTTTGACTTCTAAATTATAATTTCCCTGAACTGTCATATTCAAATTACCATAGTACGTGATATTCCCTTCTCCCTCTACGGCAAAAACATAGTCTGCTGCAACAACATCTAAACGATTAGAGAGACTGTTTATAACAATAGATCCATCTGAACGTATTTCTATACCCGCACCAGTGTTGTGTTTAATTAATATTCTCTCGCCTCCGGGAGTATCATTAATCTCTATAACGTGACCTGATATCGATTCATTCGTCTGGGATAGAGGATAAACACTTTTCTCTTGCTGTACAGTTGTAGCGACTTTCCCAACGACACTATTTTTTATAGAGAGATTGTGTATTTTAGATCCTCTACTACCTTTGTTCGTAGAAGCTTCGTACTCATAATCCGATTTGGGGTATTTACTTTCAGGATCAGAAAATCCCTCCTCAGGAACCCCCTGTTGGGTTACGTTGGATTCGCCTTGACGAACTATACGGTCTCTTACATCATCATTTTCAGTTGTCATGATATTCTATTCCCTGCAGAAGATAATTCTAAAGGCGATAATGGAGGATATACGCCTGAAGAAGAAACGTTAAATCTATTAAATTTATTTCTTACATATTGGACCATATCTATTCCAGGGTCAACTTTATTACCCGGATCAGTATCATTATGACCCCATACTTGACCAGCCGGCCATACGACATAAAAGGCTTTCAGAAATTGATCTAAGGTTTTCCATTGCTCCCCTGTAATCGATTCTGCACTGATGTAGTTTAAATAATCCGGATTACCACTATTACAATTATACCCTCCAACTAGAGCAACCCCAATACTAAATTTATTGTGACCATTCTCTCTAGCATGCGCGCCTTCTCTATTAATAGGTCTTCCCCTATTTAAACTCCCGTCTCTTTTTATCACGTAATGATATCCTATAGTATCCCATCCATTTTGAACGTGGATTTTTTCTATTTCTTCTGAGCCGACATAACCTTGATTTAAGAAGTGCGCCGTCCAGTGAACTACAACTTCTGTAATATCCCGAGTGGTTCCTCTAAAATCGGTAATTAATTCTTCGTAAGAATTTACAAAAGAAAACTTAGAACCGGTTAGTCCTTCAAGAGTATCGAAGTTGCCTACGTCATAATCGTTTAGATTTAATTGCTGAACCGGGGATGTAGCCTGGTCTATATTCTTAAAGCTAGTAGATTTAGTATCTACCACATTTGAAACAGAAGGATCTAGAGAATATATCTCTTCTTCCATTCTTCCAATGTCTATAGTGATTGATACTCCGGATCTTTGTTGATCTATAATATAATTTCGAGCAATACTACATGCTTCCCTTCTTTCCCCTAAAAGGATCGATTGCATTACTCGTCTGAAAATGTTTTCTGGGAGTAAACCCTGGGTAATAAAATTCAATTCAGATTCAAGAACGTCATTTGATACTGTTAGAAGATTATTAATAAATCCGCCTTCAAAGTTATTGATTGCAGAATTAATAGAATTTACCAGGTTTTGTAATTGAAGAAGAGTGAATTGAGCTTGAGAAGCAGCATTGATAATATTATCTAATATATTAGAAGAGTATTCTGGGGTTGTAAGTCCCCCCATTGCTTCTAATGTTGGCATCCTTCCGGTGTTTGTGCTCAAACAGCCTGAAACAGCCTCGGGTGAAGATCCACAAATGAATTCCTTTAAATAACCATCATTTGCAGAACCGGTGATTTTACTGATGTCAGATCTTCTTCTAGGGCTACTCTTTAAAACATCTGTATATCCAGGAACCGAATTATTTATTCTACAGGTAGAAGTACCTTCTATCAGGGAATCGCTTTGTCTATCGAATTCTAACGACTGAGCTTCTATTCCCGATACTACTTGTGTTGAAGATCTTCCTAACACGGTTCTGGTAATTGATGATGAATTACTACCGATCTGTGAAAGATTCTTAGCCACTGTAGCTAAGTTAGACAGACTTTGAACGTTACCAAGTAACTTATTAAATTGATCAAACGATACTGTATTTGATAGTCTAGACATTTTAAACCTTTTCGTTACGAATTTGCATATCTGTCGTAAACGTCTCGCGCGTATCCGAACCTACGATCGTACGTGCCCGGGCGAGGTCTTTCAAATTTCTCTTCAAAAATCCTTGTAGATTCTTCAACTGAACTTGAATTAAGAAGTGCACCATATCCTAAATAACTTTTAGTTTCCAATTCATACATCATAAATGGGAGCTGTGCATCTAGGCTTTGCCAATCTAAATTATTCTCACTAGCATAAGATTGGAGTTCTGTTAACCTAGATCCTCTCCATTGAGCAATCCCGCCTGCAGGTTGTCCAACGTCATTAGGGTTATATGCCTTGGGGTCAAGGCCCGACTCTGCTGCTAGATTTCCTACGACACCTGCAGCTTGTTCAGGGGATAAACCCCTTTCCCTTAGATAATTATAGATCTTTTCTCCATTTGAGCCACCGCTCAGTTCAAAAGCGTCTGGCTCCTTTGTAAATCCATAAGACCCCGAAGTCCCCGTTTTAGATCCACCCGGGGCTGCATTCGAACCTCTTCTAGCATTTCTTCCTACCCTAGTTGGGCTATCTCTGTTAGATTTTTTCTCTATATGATATAAAGAACCTATAATAATCGGTATTTGAGAATTTGCCCCATCCGCAAAAAATCCCACAACCTGTGCTCCGTTTTGTAATTGGGGCATTCTCCCAATACCAGATATTCCCCCTTCAGTGGAAGGAACGACTACTTGGGCCCAAGGTAAATCTGTGGTCGGAATATCAGCTTCTGATTTACTATGTAATCCTCTAACTCGTACTTTCACTCTTCCCATTTTTAGTGGATCCTTGTTGTTTACCACAACTCCGATGAACCATCTAAAGTAATCACCGTAAAAATCATCCTGAATAGTTTTCATGTTTCAGCCTCATGTGACAGTTTAGTACAAGATAAATTCACTGTATATTGATTACCCTGAAATACGTGACGAGCAGCATATATGAAATAGTTACCACTCTTCTTTTTATCTCTGTTATTTCTAGAATCATTTTCGTCTAATGAAACTGAATTAGATTTAAAAGCAATCCTTATTACGTTCCCAATAGACTTATTAATATCTTTGTAAAGAAAATTCCTTCCTGCTACGTTAATATCAATAGCCGACTTATGTAAAAAGTATCTCATAGCTCTAGATTCTGCTTTGTACATATGACTATTCACATCCTTCGATTCGTAAAAATTATATATTTTATCGTCATATGTCGTAGTAGGAGTTATTTGGCTAATTTCGGAAGGATCGAAATTATGCATCGGTTTTCCTGCTATTGCGGAAGTACCGTCGTATGTAATCTCTCCTTGTGCGTAGGGGAAAGATATTTTTCCAAACAGCGACTGTGCGTTAATTTTCTTAGTTAATACCGTATTTGTCATGGTATCAATGAAATTGTAGGTGGAAGCGACCGCTCCCTTCCTTGCTAAGAAAAGCTGATTCTCATTATTGGTGTGATTATAACTATTGATTATATACGATTGGGCTATTTTATCTTCACTTTGAGCATTATTTGGTCCGCCCTGCGCAAAAGTATACTCTCTGGTAGAAGCGTTTAAGGGAGATAGTCTAGTCATAGTTTCCAGGTCTAAGTAACGTATCCTATCGTCACACAATGTCGAAAAAAGAAAAAACGGTAACCCACTAGTAGTTGAAGCTCTATCTTTTATCCAATTAGCGGTCTCTAAAGGATTAAGGTTCGGAACTATAACTCGCATAGGAGAAGGTTCTTTATACTCATTACTAGAAAGAATAAAAAGTTCACGACTTACATGTTCTCTCAATACCCTTGATATAATATCGCTTGGATGACCTGTATAAGATTTAGATATCCTTATCAATTGAGATACGTAAGCTACATCTTCTATTATCGATATTCCGACTACTTCGGTCTCATCATTGGTTTTTATCGACTTGATTATTTCATCTATATAAAATTTCTTCTCTATTCGAAGCGTTGAATTATCTTCCTCTTCTACACGAATACGAATAGTTACCATTTCTGTGCCGGAAAGTTGGAGGCTTTCTATCACTCGCGCATTATCTACAAAAAGTATTTTCCCTGTTACATAAGGTTTATCAATGTGCTCAAAAAGATCTATTTCGCTAACTACAGCGCCTATATTGTATGTTCTACCGTTTCTCCCAGAAACAATAGTAACAGAATCAATTATAAAATCTAATGCAGATTCTACTTTATCCGACATTACGTAATCACATTCTCTTTCAGCGCTTGGTTAAAGGCAGCAAAGATATTCTGGATAGCATTTCTTCTAAAGACTTTTATAACTTTTCGTTCTTCATTCAGTTGAGTATAGTATTCAGTGTTTGTAACTGGAACTATCTCAGATCCGATTGGCATGGTAGGATCTATGTCAACTCTTTTTCCGTCTCTTATAAAATGATGTGGAGCATCATATTCTGGAAAAGAAGATTGTATTACGACTGAGGTAACATTAAACGTTCTATCTTTCGTGAATAAAGTTTCACCGTCTAAGAATCCTAACTGACCTTTAAGAACTATTTGTCCGAAGTCTGATATTTTATCTACAATAGTACCGACAGTACCAGACAAACTTCCTTCAAGTCTTTCTCCGATATTGAATTTATCATAAAAATAATCGTACGTTATTACTGTAGTATTTGGGTATTTCTTTTGTGTGAAATCTGGAACTTTAATAATATCTATTGGCCAACCGTATCTTTTTAAATTGTCATTCAAATGAAAAAATGTCCAATAGTAATCTGTTGTTCCATACAAATCTTGAGAAAGAGTATCGGGTCTTTCTCCATCTTTTAAATTGTATAGAGTATAGAACGTCGAATCTTCTTTTACCTGATCAATGATATCAACATAAGCAGAAATATTTTTAAAGATATTGAAGTTTTCTTCGTTCCCGAATCTGTAATAAACATTAGGGAAATTAGTAAAATAACTCATCTGATACCTCTGGATCTAAAAGCATCTCTTCCGTAGGTCTCTATTAACCAATCCGAATAACGCTCTTGATCAGAAGAAACATCATCAAATGTAAGAGCTTTCGTTTCGGTAAAGGCAAGAGTAATCTGTACCTCGTTAAAATCGCCGCTTTTATAGAATCCCATATTATTCGGATTATAGTTTGCAGTAAATTGTCTTAGATACATATTTTGGAATCTTAAATCGGGATTCGAATCCGATAGATTTTTACCATCGTACCACATGTCTATCTTAAATATATTTGGAAATCTATATGCAACTGGTATACCCGTTCCTTCTAATTCAATAGTTTTAGGATAAAGATTCTTCCTGAAAGAATGGATGATATTTTTTATAGCTTCTGTTTCAGCTTGACTAGTTGGGATCATCCTAAAATCGAAGGCGAATTCTCTAATGTTGACCGATCTAAAAATCATTCTCGTATTAGGATTGGGTACGACAGCTACCGCACTTTGAACAGCTCCAGGAATCCCGTCAGTTCCAAACATGGCAGCCGTCCTCGCTGCTACTGCCCTTGCACCCTCTGCATCGATGTTCCCTGTTAGCGCATCCAAGAAACTGGAAATCTGATTCCCAGTATTCGATATAATAGATTCAAGAGGGCCAGATCCTGCTCTTATACCGGCTTCGACACCGGCGCCTAAAGCGCCCAAATCTATATTCTGAATATTCACACCGTCTACAATTTGAACTTGTGGAGGCATGTAAAGAACTATTTCCTCATAGGTAGGGACTTCTTGTGCCGCAGAAACAATTGGACTCGATCCTTCTCCAGTAAAAGAAACCCCAACACCCCCAGCACCAAAATCAGATGAATTCGATGCTTCATTAGAAGAAAATACTATTTTTTTAGTTATATCAGGCGGACGAGTAATAAAGGGCCTAAATCTAATTTGACCTTTATATCTCTCTAAATTTTCTAAAGGGAATCTTGTTATTGCCACTTCTTTGATCCTAATATAAATAGATTTGTGTTAACAGTATTTATGGATGAAAAATGGAAACTTATCGTGGATTATATAAGATAAAAAATCCGAAAAAGTATCAAGGGGATCCGAATAATATCGTATATAGATCTCTTTGGGAAAGACAATGTTTTAGATGGTGCGATGAAAACCCGACTGTAAAATTATGGGCATCCGAAGAGTTCTTCATACCTTACTTATATGAGGTAGATCAAAAATATCATCGTTATTTCGTAGATTTGAAAATAGAATACACAGACGGAAGAACAGTTTTAGTAGAAATAAAGCCTGAAAAAGAAACCCAAATACCTATAAAAAAGTCAGTGGTCAATAAACGATATTTAACTGAATCTTTAACCTATATAAAAAATATGAACAAGTGGGAAGCCGCAAATAAATTTGCAAAAGAAAGAGGATGGGAATTTCAAATCTGGACAGAGAAAACTTTACAACAAATGGGATTACTCTCTAAACCTCAAAAGAAATTAAAGCCTTTGTCACCAATTAAGAAACCTTCTAAGATTTAATATAAATAGACACATGTCGAACTTATTTCAAAAACTAGAGATAGAAGCTTTCCGAGCCGGAATCACACCAAGGACAAAAGAGTCCAGAGAATGGTTTAGGAAAAAAATAGGTGAACTACGAGGTAATAGATTTCGTAGAGTAAATCGTAATGAACTCCTGAAAGATGAGAATTTAATATTAGAGAATCGCCAAGTTATAGGATCAATGTATATGTTCTTCTATGATCCTAAACATAAAGAGACTCTTCCTTATTATGATAACTTTCCTCTTGTCATTATATTAGATAAAGCAGAAGGAGGGTTTCTAGGTTTGAATCTTCATTATCTTCCACCGATCCTAAGAGCAAAGTTTCTTGACGGTCTTTTAGAAAACACGAATAATAAAAAATTTGATGAAACGACGAAATTCAGATTGACATATGAGAAATTAAAGGCTGTAAAAAATATGAGATATTTTAAGCCTTGTATAAAACATTATCTTTCTAGTCATGTTCGAAGTAGATTTGCTAAGGTAGAATCCCCAGAGTGGGAAATTGCGACATTCTTGCCAACTGCAGATTTTAAGAAAGCTACTTTACAAAAAGTGTATCAAGAGTCTAGGAATAAAATATAATGCTGAATATCACAGAATTCCAAAGCGCTATGAGAACAGGAATGGCCAGAACTTCTCTGTACAGGGTGATCTTGCCTAGTATTCCTGGAGCAGATATTTTTATTCCGGATCTCCAATTAATGTGCAAAAGCGCGGTTCTACCAGGTAAACAAATCTTAACCTCGGATAGACAGATTGGCCCCAAAATGGAAAAAGTCGTATACGGAACGGCCACCGCTGATGCGTCCCTATCTTTTTATCTAACGAATAATTACGATGCAAAAAGATATTTTGATGCGTGGTCTCAATTGGCTGTAGATCCCGTAACTTATGAGATTAATCACAAATATGGCCCGAATGGTTATGTAAGAGATATTACAGTGATACAATTAAATTCGAAAGGTAGAGATGTCTATATTTGTAAATTAAAAGATGCGTTTCCCACTACCATTAATCAAATAGATTTTAGTAACGATGGACAAATAGCAGAATTAAATGTAGAGCTTTCGTACACAGATTGGTCAGGATTTTGGTTACCTCCGTCTGCTGATAACTAATATGAATTGAGGAGAATATAAAATGGCTTTGCCTAAACTGAATGATAAACCCAAATATGAATTAACAGTTCCTTCTACCGGAAAAAGGGTAAGATATCGACCTTATCTGGTAAAAGAAGAAAAGGTCCTAATGATGGCATTGGAATCCGGAGACAAAAATAGTGCTCTGAATGCCGTAGTTGATACTATTGAATCGTGCATAACTGAAGATCTTGAAAGATCGTCTCTTACTATATTCGACATTGAGTATATGTTTATTATGATACGATCGAAATCTGTAGGAGAGGTTAGTCAGATCGGAGTCAAATGTCAAAAATGTGAAACCGTAAATGAGATTTCTGTACAACTTGACAATGTTGAGATTCCAAAGATCACTAAAAATCATAGCATAGATTTAACTGACACTATATCAATTAAAATGAGATATCCAACTTTCACTGATATCGCATCTCTCGAGAACGAAAAACTATCTGGAACAGAAAAAGTGTTTAAATTAATCAGTAGGTGTATCGAGTCAGTAACAACTGATGATGAACATATATTGCTTAAGGACGTCGCGGATTCGGAAGTAACGGAATTTATAGAATCTCTTTCTAGCGGTCAGTTTACAAAGATTAAAGAATTCGTAGAAAATATACCTAATGTACAGAAGGATATATCATTCACTTGTAAATCGTGTTTACAACATAACGAAGTTATTTTAAAAGGAATCGACGATTTTTTCTAATAGCTCTTTCCCATGATAATTTGATTAACTATTATAAAACCAATTTCAGATTAATGCAAGAACACCACTATTCGCTAACTGAAATTGAAAATATGATACCTTGGGAAAGAGAAGTTTACATATCATTACTCATAGACTATATTGAAAAAGAAACGGAGAAAATCAAGAAAAAAACACAGGGATAAAGATGGCAAGACTTACAGATGTAATTGAAACCTTAAAAGAGATTAATCAATCTCAAGAAGAATCCTCGAATAAAAGAAGCGAGGATCTAAAGGTTGTCTTTGAACAAGGATTCAAAGATCTAGTGTTAGCTGTAGAAAAGTCTAGGGGTATCCGATTGCCCGGATTACCTTCAATCTCTGATATAGTTTTCAATAATCCGATTGCAAAAGCTATATCTTCTATAAAAGATACCATTATGTCGGTTGTGACGGCTCCTTATAGATTACTAACTCGGGCAGTAGATAATATCATGGGAGTATTTTCTAAAGTCGGGTCGCTTCTCATGTCTCCGATTAATATGATTAAAGGATTGCTTTTTTCTGACAAAAGATCTCAGAATATAGAATCTTTAGAGATACTACAAGAAATTAACAATGGAATCAAGAATTTAAATAATACCCTTCTAGATTATATAGAAATGCTAAAAAGCGATAGGCTGGACCAATTAGAATCAGATATAGAATCAAGGAGCGGGCCTCCTGCCCCCCGTCCTTCTGATGATAGCAGAACAGATAGATCAGCAGATCGGGGCGGGTTTACATTTTTAGGTATACCTGGACTAAAATTGTTAGGATCGTTATCTGTTGCTGCTGTTGCCGAAATTCTAGGATTAGACGATTTTATAAAAGGACTATTGTTACCTGACACTTTTAAAAGAATTAAAAATACGATCGGGAAAGTGTCTAGATGGTTCGATTCTGTTATAGAAGCCTTTTCTAAAATAAAATTACCCGATTTACCGAATATCGGATTAGCAGAAAAGCTTTCCAGATTCGGAGGATTGATCAAGGGGTTTTTCGGTAACCTAAGATTACCGGATCTTCCTGATCTTCCGAGACTAAATTTTAATCTCCCTTCGTTACCGAAGATCAGTCTTCCGGATCTAAGTAGATTCCTAGATCCTATTAAAAATTTCCTCTCAGGGTTTCAAGATTTCTTAAGCTCGACTGGTTCCTTCCTGAAGACACTTTTAGGCCCTTTATCAGGGGTAACAAAGGTTTTGAAGGGCATTCCTTTAGTTGGTCAAATTCTCACGGTCTTTGATGGATTGTTTGGTGCTATAAAAGGATTCTTTAACACAGAAGGAACGTTAGGGGATAAGCTTTTAGGAGCACTAGAAGGTGCTGTAATGGGGATTATAACTGGTATAACTGATGCTATCGATCTATTCGTAGTGAAGATACCCGCTTTTTTCCTCGAAAAACTAGGATTCGAAAGTGCTGCTGAAAAGCTTAGAGGATTTTCCGTTACTGCATTAGTCACTAATCTGTGGGAAGGCATAAAAGGACTTTTCTCTAACGGAATAGAAGGCTTGACAACGATGCTTAAAGATATTCCTGATTACCTATATTTAGCAGCTCAAAAGTATTTAAGAATTAGCATTCCGGAAATATCGGTAAGCTTACCAGATTGGTTAGGTGGGGGAAAGTTCACCCTTATACCTGCGTTCAGTGTAGGTTTCGGTAGTGATCAAGGAGCTGCAGAAGCCCAACAAAATATTATCAGAAGAAATG